CGTTGCGGGAAAAGGCTAGCAATGCGACTGCGGAATTTTGTGCTTTGGATGGAGATTGTGGATAATGACTAACAAAAAACAAAAATTGGAAGATGTAATTGAGCCCTTGGGAGCAAGAATTATTGTTATAAGAGATACAACGGAAGATAAAACTGAAGGGGGTATAATTATTCCTGCTCAGGCCCAGGAAGAATCCGCTTTGGGCACTGTTGTAAGGGCTGGGGAAGGTTGTCTAGCAGAGTGGGATGCTGGAGATAGGGTCCTTATTCCCAAGTTTGCTGGAAAAGAAATCACCGTTGCAGAGTGGACAGTCGTAGTGATGGAGGAAGAAGAAATCTTTCTGAGGTTGCACTTGGAGGATGGAAAAGATAAAGAAAAGGCAAAGGAGGTTGCTAGTTAGGATGCCCTATTATCCTTTTAGTTGTGATGAGTGCATGGTAGTGTGGTCTATTAAGGCACCTATGTCGAAAGTTCCCCAAAGGAGGAAGTGCCCTGAATGCAGGAATTATCGTAATAGGTTATGGTCAGGGAAAGCTCCAGGACTAGTATTCAAGGGTGATGGCTGGGAGACTAACAGTGCTAGGGATCGAAAGCTATGGGATAAGGGAATGGATAAAGATACTGCGAATGAGTGGTACAAGGAAAATATAGATAATGCTGAAGAGAGAATAAGTACGGGAGGGCAGCATTATAAGGTAATGAAACCTAACTACGAGTATTTCAGGAAAAAGGGAGTGGTAAAGAAAATATCTGATAAAAAAGCAAATAAAAGAATGAAACAAGCTGAAAAATTAACAAGAAAAGCCTATGATCAAGCAGGGCTAGATCCTACTAAAGCAAGACTACCGCAAGAATAAAACAAAAATATGCCATACGAATTTTCTGAAAATATACAAAGAGGAATTCTTTATCTGTGTAAGTCAAATAAGGATTTCTATCTACAAATAGTTAATTTAATAAAAGAAAGCTACTTTGAATATCCTTCCCATCAAAACATTTTTAATACAATAAAAAATTATTTTGATAGTTACCTAAAGTTACCCAACGATGACTTTGTTCTGGAGGAAATCAGGGATAAGTTAGGTGAGACTGAGAGTATTACTGAATATGAGGATGAGCTAGAATTTATCAATAAAGTTGATATTACGGCAATCAATAATCAAGAATACTACATGGATCTTATCGAGAAGTTTGCTCGAAGATCTGCTATTAAAGAAGCAATAAAAGAATCCCTCACTCTGATCCAAGAGGACAACATAGATGCGGTCCCAGAAGTCATAAAGAAAGCTCTGTTAATTAATCGAGATATTAACGTAGGACAGTCATATTTTGATGTTGCAAGGAATAGATGGGATCGTATTTTAGGCACAGAGGAGGCTGAGAAGTTCGGCACAGTTCTGCCCATGTGTAATGATCAATTAGAGGGGGGAAATTCGAGGAAAGAGCTTTGCATGGTTATAGCCCCTCCTGGGGTGGGTAAATCTTTGTGGTTGGTAAATCAATCCGTGCAAGCTCTAACAGAGCAGAGGAAGGTTCTTTATCTTTCATTAGAAATGTCGGAAGATAAGATATCTCAAAGATTTGATTCAGTGATGACGGGATTGCCGAATAGAAAGCTAAAAGAAGTCTCGACTCAGTTGAGGTTACATCAGAAATTGGAAGCTGCGAAAGAAAAGTATCCAAATTCTAGATTGATTATAAAAGAGTTTCCTACGGGTCAAGCAACTGTTGCAACTGTGAGGGCTCTTTTGCATCAATTAGAGAACTATGAGGGTTTTGTCCCTGACATTCTAATAGTAGATTACCTTGAATTATTGCGGCCATGTAGAAAGATAGAAGCTGAATGGCAAGCACAACAAAGAATCGCGGAAGAACTCCGAGGCTTGGCAGTTGAGTATAATATGCTTGTTTGGACAGCAACGCAGACTAATCGGCAGGGTAAGATGGTTAAGATTATCACTGATGCAGAGTTGGGAGATTCTTACGGCAAAATTAGAACTGCGGATTGGGCTATCTCTTTAAACCAGACAGAGGAAGAGTATTCTCAAGGTAAGATGAGAGGATATATTGTTAAGGCGAGAGACTCCAGACAGAGATATATTATCCCTATGTCTGTAAATTACAAAAACTTAAGAATTACTCAGGAACTAGACTATGACGAAACAGAAAAAGCGATCTCTGCGTGATGATCTCAAAGAGCTAGACATAGAATATATTGATCTAGGTTGGAGAAAAGTTTCCATTCTTATTGTTGCCAATTTGGCAGGCAAAGCAAGCAGTTCTTGCTATGGATCTGTGGATTTCGATAAGTGTGAGCTTCAGTTAGATCGAGACATGGTTTATTCTTGCGAAGCGTATGATCTTGCTAAAGAAACTTTTATCCATGAGATTATGCATTGTATGTTAGAAATAATTGGTCTTAGGGGAGGGGATGAGGGCGACGAAGAAATAAAAACCAATAATGAAGAATTAGCTACCTTTACTAGTCGAGGTTTAATGTTGCTTAGGAACTTGAATCCTAAGCTTTTTAGTTGTTTATTTGCTGGAGAAGAAGATGAATAGAAAGATGCTATCTAAAGAAATACTGCATTCCTTACCAATAGATCAATATGCTGACATGGCAGAAGAAATAGGGAGAATCAATCCTGCCGATATAGATGGAGATCTCATGCGTCACCCTGCGATATTTACTCATTTTGCTGGGGTAGCCAGTGAAGCGAAGAGACTTGCTGATAGGTCTCTCCTAAATTTGAGTCTTTACGAGAGTTCAGCTAAGGAGGATGAGCGCAGAAATAGGATAGAAAAAGGAATAAAAATAACTGATAAATCTATTGAAACTTGGGTCATCACCCAACCTAAATATAGGGAGTTGCAAAGTGATCTCTTGGAATCTAACGCACGTTACGAAAAGATAAAAGCTATTGTGCGTGGGTTAGAGCATAAGAGAGATTGCCTTGTCCAGCTTAGTTCAAATAATAGAGCTATCTCAAAAATTCATGGATAGTTTCGAAAATTTGATGACAACTGTCTATTATATTTTATAACCTTTAACAATAACGGAGAAAAACATGGCGATTAACTTAGACAAATTACGTGAAAAACATCTTGAGATGAACAAAACTGGAATTCAGAGGAATTTCATGGACAGCTTTCTTGCTCTGAAAGATGGATCCCAATACATTAGGATTCTTCCTTGGAAGGATGAGGACAAGGAATTTTATGCTGAAACAAAAATCCACCGTGTGAAGTTGGCTGATGGAAACCCTAAGAATTTCCATTGCAGGAAGATTCATGGTGAGATCTGCCCAATGTGTGAGGCTTATTTTGGTCTTTGGAAGCTGAGTCAAGATAAGGATGACGAGCATGCTAACAAGGCAAGAGAGATTAAGCCTAGGGACAGGTTCTACTTGAATGTTGTAGATCGTGAGACGAGTGAAGTAAAAATCCTTTCCATTGGTCAGATTCTTTTCAAGAAGATTGTTGCGACTATTATGGATCCCGATTATGGGGATATTACGGATTTGGAAAATGGACATGACTTTAAGATTATGAAGATCATGGAGGGGCAGTGGCCGAAGTACGACCAGTCTAGCCCTCGCCCAAGACCTGAACCTGCTGGTTCGGAGCAAGATGTTGCAGCATGGATGGATGGCCTTCACGATGTTCATGCATTGGTTAAAGTGGAGGATTATGAGGAAATGATGCATGTTGCTCAGTCTTATCTTCCTTCTTTGGCGAAGGGAGTGGATGTTGAGGACGATGATGACTATGAGTCTAATTTGGAAGGATGATTATGAGATTTAAATATTGGATAATGGGGGCACTACTAGTGCCTATTGTATCTTTCGCAAGTTGCGAGGGTGTTGGAAGCTTTTTAAAGCAGCAAGACTTGGTTGTTACCAACGCTGATAATATTCTCCCTGGGAAAGAGGATACGGCTATTGTTGTTCCAACAGAGAAGATCCCTGAGAAGTATAGGGAAGCTTGGAAGGACGAGGTCATCGTTGCAGCCCCAAGAGAAAGTGTTAAGCCTGGATCTAATGCTGTTCCTATTTCCTTGGATGGAGATGACTGGGATTTAGGGGCCGTTGGAAGTTTAGCGCAAGCTGCACTTCGAGTAGGTGGGACGTTTTTTCCTCCTTTGCTTGGTTTAGAAGCTGTGCTAGCTCTGCTCTTCAGGAGGAAGCGCAAGCATTATGCTAATGCCTTTAAGTCCATTCTTCCTGGTAATGGTAGCGTGGATTTGAGGGAAGGGGCTAAGAATGTTGGGAGAGCCCTTGGTATGGCTCATAGCTCTGAGAGCACAAAGGTGGTCTACGAAGATGAAGAGAGAGAAGCCAAGACTATAGATAAAGATTTCTGACTTGGTGGTCAGTTGTGGATGTGATTAGAGAGCAAGTTTGAAAGCTTGCTCTCTTTTTTTACTATAATATATTGTGGAAAAGAAGAAATTAAGAATACTGGGGTTTAAGGCAAACGATGGCGGTTGTGCCTATTATCGTTTGAATATGCCGTTCACAAAATTGGCTGAGTTATATCCAGACGAGGTAGAACTCAGAATAGACGATAACCCTCTTGGAATAGACACTTCCTCTGGGCAGTGGCAACCTAACTGGAAGTTTGAGAACATGAAGTGGGCTGATGTTATTGTGGTCAACAACATTAGCAACTTCGGAGGTAACTATGCTGCTAGAGCGGTGGGAAAAGCCATGGAGTTTGGCAAGTTTGTACAGATGGATACTGATGACCTCCTTACTGGCCTTTACAAGGAGCACAGACTTTCTGATGTTTATAAGGAAAAGGGGCTGGGTGACATAACTAAATTTATGTACGCTAACAGTCATTTAGTTACTGTGACACAGAGAAAGTTCGCTGAGAGGGTTAAACCCTTTGTTGGGAATGTTTTGGCTGTCGTGAAGAATGCTATTGATTATGAACTGCCATGCTGGAATCATGAAAGAGCGAAAACAAAAAAGATAAAGATCGGATGGGCGGGTGGTATTCATCATGATGTGGATGTTAAAGAATTTGCTGGTGTCCCACATTTAGTTAATCAAAAGGTAGGAGCAGAGAATATTCAGTGGGATTTCTACGGGCAACCTCCTCCTGAGGAAGGAAACAAAGATGACTGGCAGCAGGATGTGTGGAAAGGATATAAGAGAGAATTATTGAAGGGGTTTAAGGGTCATAAAAATTGGCAAGTTCATCAAGCATTGCCTCCCGAAGTGTATGGGGTGATGTATGCTAATATGGATATTGCTATAGCCCCTTTGCAAATGAATGATTTTAATGATTCAAAATCAGAGATTAAGGTAGCAGAGGCTGGCAGATATAGTATCCCACTTATAGCTTCTAATGTAGGTTGTTATGATGAGACGATTAGAAATGGTGAGACGGGGTATCTGTTACCCCCTAGAGCGACAAAAACACAGTGGGTACGTGTCTTGTCTAAAGTTATAAAAGAAAAAAAGCATAGACTAGAAATGGGTAAAAATCTTCATAGAATTACGGAACAATATTTTGATATTAATAAGGTTGCTGTAAATAGATTAACGTTATATGAAGAGTGTTTTAAGACCTTAAAGTTTGATCCTAGGGAAAATAGGCGATACGAGGACGAATTAAAAGAAATTGAAAAAGCCAAAAGTCAAAATAATTAGTAGCTGGAGTAACCCAGGTGGCTCAACTACAGCGTTCGTGAATTTATGCAATTTGTTCAATTTGAATAATATAGATTGCACTTTTTATGGTCCACATGACTGGCATTTAGATAAGTGTCAAGCGTCTACTCTAGATTCTGATCCTTTTAGTGATGACACTGAGTGCATCCTTATATCTCATTTTTGCCAAGTTCCTGCGGAGCATGAGATGATGGAAAAGAATGTAAGAAAGCATATTCTCAGTTGCCATGAGACTAACTTATTTCCTCTTAAGAATTTGAAGTTAGATCAGTATGACTTGATACATTATGTTTCAAACTCACAGAGGAGATGGCATGCTACAAACTATCCATATAAAGTTATACCTAATGTCCTATCTGAACTGGAAAATACTGGAAAGAATCCTGAAGTCGCAGGAGTTATTGGAAGCATAGATCCTCACAAGCAGGTTCATACATCTGTAGAACGCGCATTGAAAGATGGCTATAAAAAAGTGCTGGTGTATGGAAACCCCACTGATATTGAATATTTGAGAAAGTTTAAATCTGTCCTTACGCAGCCTGGAGTTGAAGCAGTGGGGTATGAGGATGATAAGCAGAAGATGTATGATTCTGTGGGAGAAGTTTACCATTCTTCTCAGAGAGAGACCTTTAATTATATAAAGGCTGAGTGTCAGATGACGGGAACGAAATATAATGGTTTAGACTCCGCAGAGTCTCATGCGGACTACTGGGACAATGAAAGGATATTAGAATCATGGATATCACTGTTATTATAAATTGTTATGCTAGGCCTGAATATTTAAAAGAGCAGATAGACGCGATTAGGTCCCAAACCCTTGATCCACGGGAGATATGGATATGGAGAAATCGTATTGATGCGGTGACTGAATATGATAAGCATTTAAATAATGAAATGGATGAGCGTATCAAAGGTGTGGGGGCTGATGTTGTCATAGATTCTTCTAGGAATTTTAAATACCATGGTAGATTTTCTCTAGGTCTTCTAGCAGATACAGAGTATCTCGCAGTTTTTGATGATGACACTATCCCAGGAAAAATGTGGTTTAAAAATTGTAGGGACACCATGACAGAAAAAGGAACCTGTATTCTTGGAGGTGCAGGAGTTAAACTGCTAAGTCCCTTTTATGTTCAACATGAGAGAGAAGGGTGGCCTTCTGAGAATAGAAATATTGAAGAGGTCGATCTCGTAGGGCACACATGGTTTTTTAGAAGAAAAACTTTAAATTATCTTTGGGAAGCTGAACCCTACACATTCGGCAATGGTGAGGATATACAGTTTTCTGCTCAGGCAAAAATGTTTGGGGGAGTCAGAACTTACTGCCCTCCACACTATAATAAAGAGTTGAGTAGTTCTTTGAAGCCGTGGGAATACGGTAACGATAAAAAGGCATCGTCCAATGGTTCGTTGATTGATATTCCCACATTCTATCATCAGAGAGATGAGATAATAGAACATTTTTTAGATCAAGGTTGGAAAACAGTTAATGATATTGGTGGGATTCGGGACAAGGCCAGAGCTAATAAAGCTTAAGCCATTAATTTCCTATTTAAAGGATAATGGAATTTTGCATATCCTTGTATGCGTAGGTCAGCATAAGGATCTTGTAGAAGATGTTAGGTTTGATTTTGAATATCATCGTTGCATACACATTCCTGTAAAAGAGAACCGAAACCTATCTCGTGTACAAAATATTATAAAATCTATAATATCCTGCGACAAGATCCCAGAGGGTTGGGAGAATGAGCATATAATGGTAGTGCAGGGAGACACGGCAACAGCATACGGACTAAGTCTTCTGGCGTATAGCAGGAGTATCCCAGTGTATCATGTAGAGGCTGGAATGAGATCATTTGACCTGGACAACCCTAACCCAGAGGAGGCCTTCAGGAAAATGATTTCCTCTATGGCGAGTTTGCATTTTTGTCCTACATCAAGAGAACGAAATAATCTTCTTAAGTATGAAAAGATTCCTGAACATAAGATAAGAGTTACAGGCAACACATCTATTGATAACTTGGTAGGGCTAGAGCCTGAAGACGGTAACGAAGTTCTTATAACTTTACATAGAAGAGAAAATCGCTACAAGATACCAGATTATTTAAAGGAAATTAAGACGCTCAAGCGCAAATATCCGAAATATAAATTTACTTACATAGGTCATCCCTCTGTTGATTCATCTGGCTGGACAGCTAGAACTTTGAGACCTATCCATCCGTTGCCATATTCTGAAATGCTTGAACGAGTAAGAAAGTGTAAGTTGGTCATAACAGACAGCGGAGGGTTGCAGGAAGAATGCAACTTTTTTAGAAAGAATTGTATCGTATGTAGAGTGGTGACGGAGAGGCCTTGTGATACCAATATAATGGCAAAGGAGCCAAAAGATCTTGGTTCAGCGTTTGAGGCCGCTTTGGTAGATCCCCCTGAGGGAAAATGTATTTTTGGAGATGGTGATGCCGCAGAAAGAATTGCAAAAGAACTTTTCAGGAGAGTTCAACAAGCTTCTGAACAAGCTTAAGAAAGGAGAAAACTTCGCTTTCTCAAGGTTCTCTGATGGGGAACTTTTTATGCTACAGGGAAAGAAAGTAGTCCTAGCCAAGGATTATTATATAACTGGAGATGAGAAGGGTCAGGGGATTTATCCAGAAGAAGAGCAAAAGAATTTTGACCCTGAAGAGCATAGGTTTCATAGGGATCGTTTGATTGATGCATTCCAATTCAGAAAGAAAAATTATTTCAAGGGGGTTAGTGGAAAGGTTGATGTTGGAGAAAAGGATTTCAAATGGCAGTTAAATTTGTACGGACATGGGGATAGAGAGCATCTAACTTTTTCTAATGTTTTTATTAACAATAATTATCCTAGATTTCTCAACGAGTTTGTCCCACTGCTAAAGAAGAGGCCCATAATTTTTGTGGTAAATAAGAAGGCAGATCTATCAAAGCTTCTTTTTAATGATTTTGATATAGTAAAAGATTTTAGGATAGGAAGTAATTGTATCGTAAATGATTATCATCTTGTAGAAGAAATTAAGAGTTACATTAAGGATAATAACATAAAAGATCATGTCATTCTTTGTTCTGCATCAGCCTTAAGTAACTATATCGTACACCAGTGCTATGACGATTGTGATAAAAACACTTATATCGATATCGGAAGTAGCTTGAGTCCTTGGTTGGGGCTAGACGGTTGGAAATATAGTAGAGCTTATCTTCAACATTGGGTTCTTGGAATGGAAAACCAGTATGGAACTAAAGTTGATGTCTGGTAAACCTGTATTATATCCTGTATCTCGCTCGTTCACTGGATACGAATTTATTCGTAAGTTGAGAATGGATGATAGAGTCAAATCGGGATTTGTTGAAGATGTTAATATAACAATTAAAGATCAACAAATTTACATGGAAAAATACAAGGATTGTTATAGAATATGTCTATTATACGGCAAACATTGTGGCTACGTTGGGGTCATAGATGATGATATCAGAATTTGTACCCATCCAGATTTTCAGGGTAAAGGTGTAGGGAAATTTATGCTTAGTGAGATTGTTAAGATATTTCCAAGTGCGAAGGGTAGAATAAAAAAAGATAATCTTGCGAGTATCAAATTGTTTGAATCCTGTGGTGTGCCATACGAGTTGATATGAAGGTAATTAAGAACAACCCATACGAGATAGTTAAGATGTTTGAGGAGGAGGTAGCTCTGTATACAGGCGCACCTTTTGCTGTTTCCGTGGACAGCTGTACCAATGCATTGTTTTTGTGCTGCAAGTATTTGAGTGTGGGGGAAATAACTCTACCCAAAAGAACATATCTTTCTGTTCCAATGTCTGTTATCCATTCAGGAGGTACAGTTGCATTTGAAGATAAGGAATGGAGCGGCATATACCCATTAATGCCTTATCCAATCTATGACTCTGCTAAAAGGTTTACCTCTAAAATGTATCTCCCTGGAACCTACATGTGTTTATCTTTTCACATTAAAAAGTTATTACCCCTTGGAAAAGGAGGAATGATTCTCACCGATAACTACGAAGCTGTGAAGTGGTTCAGGAAGGCGAGATACGAGGGGAGAGGTGAAGTAAATTATCGGGATGACAATGTTGATATGTTAGGATGGAACATGTATATGACTCCCCAGCAGGCAGCGCACGGCCTTGCTTTAATGCAAAACTACCCAGAGTTTGTAGATGATCTTGGAGAAGATCAGGGATATAGAGATTTAACGGAATTTACAATTTTTAAGGAGAAATAAACTATGCTAACTTTTGACGATTTAAATTTTAATGATAGGTATGATCTTGTAGTTAGTTTACCTAAAACTTTTACAAAGGGAGTGGAAATTGGGGTGTGGCAAGGAGCCTTTACTGCCCATATGGTGGCAACTACTAGTATGCATATTACAGGGATTGATCCTTGGTGTGAAACTAGCAGTCACGCAGATGTAGATTATAATGCAGAAGATT